GATAATTTTCTTGATGAAACAATAGATATACCAGGCTCTGATATTGCAGGAAGCATTGGGGCAATGGCAAGCGGCCTTGAAGTTCTTTCTGATGGTGTTGACTCTGTTTCCGATGCCGCAAAGGTTGCTGAGAGCGCAAACTTAGTGGCTGGTGCTGTAAATAATATAAATGCTGGTGCTAGTGTTGGAACGGCAATTAAAAATGCAGCAAATGCTGCGCCAGTTAATGCTGGCGTTATGGGATCTACAGTGTCTATTCTCTCTGGTATTGAAGCATTGGAGGGGGGCATTGATAATCCGCAAGAGGCTTTAGCGGTTGCTAGTGCTATTTCTAGTGCAGGCTCATTACTTGGTTCTACTGCCATGCAGACCGCATCTAGCGTTCTTGGTCCTATTGGCGTTACCTTAGCTCTTGCCGATACACTTGGGGCGTTTGATGAGGGATCAACATATGGCAATGCTGTTATCGGCAGAAATGAATCTGGCGTATATTCCATAGAAAGCGAAAGCAGTAAGAATAAAGGATCTTTATATACTGTCCCAGAAGCTCATGCCGCCAATCTTGTATTAAGTGAATTAGAAAAAAATTACGGCTTTGAATTTAACGAAGACGCTTGGAAGAATGTAAATACAAAAATTGATTATGACTCTGGTCAGATGAAAAGGTCTGCAAGAGATGTTGTTGTTGACGCTATAGAAAAAGGCGCGTTAGTGCCAACTCAAACAACGCCAAAATCAATAGACTGGGAAAACATATTTGCTGATGCGCGTAAATATACGTCTGAGCATACATCAACTGACTGGCAAGCTCCTTATGGTTTGACTGGGTTTAAAACCGCTGAACAAGCCGCTGCTGGGGGTGCAGATATTATTGGGGCTGGAATGGCTGGTGCATTAGCTGATGTTGGATTGGGCTATACACCAATGTCTGATATTATGTCTAATTACGACTTTAGCGGAATAAATTTGGATTTAAGCGGTATCAAGATTTAGGGTAACATTGTTACTTGCGTAAATCGTATAGTGTGATATTTTTGTCACATAGGAGATGGAGATGGATGAAGGAAGGTTAAGAGGAGAACAGGATCGTGGAGCTAAAGCTGAGGCATTGCTTCGTAACCCTATTCTCCAAGAGGCGTTTCAAATGCTAGAGGAAAGGTATTTGGACGCATGGAAAAATTCTCCTGTCAAGGCAACGGATGACAGGGAAAAGCTCTTTCAGATGTACCAAAACTTATTAGCTTTAAAAGGTCATCTGGAGGAGGTTGTCAATACTGGCAACCTAGCAAAAACAGAACTTAAACTGAGGAGATAGAAATATGAGTGAAGAAACCAGTACCCTACTCGGATCTGGAGAGTCACTAAACAAAGGTCAAGCTGTTGACCTTCTCTTGAATATCAACGCCCCTAAAGAGGCAAGCGAAGATACTCAGGAGCCTGTAGCCGAAGAAGTAGAAACTGAAGAGGTTGAGGCCGAAGCAGTTGATACGGAAGAGGCAACATCTGAAGATGATTCTGATGATGATGACGCTTTAGAGCTATCTGAGTCTGACGATGAAGATGATGATGAAGAGTATGATGTCGATGAAGGCGAAATAGAAATCGTTGAAGACGACATTTATACAGTAAAAGTTGATGGCGAAGAGAAGAAAGTAACCGCTGAGGAACTTGTCAAATCGTATCAACTAGAGCAAGCCGCGCAGAAGCGTATGCAAGAGGCCGCACAAACACGGAAGCAAGCAGAAGCGGAAGCACAGGCATTAGCTCAACAACGCGAACAGTACGCTCAGGCTTTAAAGAACATTGAAGCCCAGCTTACTCAGGTGCAGGAGCCTTCCAAAGAATATTGGGATAGGCTCTACCAGGAAGATCCTCTGGAGTGGGCAAAGCAAAGAGATTCTTATCGTGAAAGAAAAGAGGCTCTTGGTCGGATTAGACAACAGCAAGCCAAAATCCAGCAGGAACAGCAACAGCAAATGATTCAAGCTCATCATCAGAAAGTGGCTGAGGAGCAGAAAAGATTGTTGGAGCGTATTCCTGAGTGGCGTGATGAAGAGATAGCCACACGCGAAAAGCAAGCAATTATTAGCTATGCGCAGCGTATAGGTTTCTCTGAACAGGAACTGGCAACCGCCAGTGATAGTCGCGCTATAGAGGCATTGCGCAAAGCCTATCTTTACGATGAGTTAATGGCTAAGAGGCCAGTAGCTCAGAAGAAAGTAAAGAAAGCACCTAAAGCAGTAAAAGCTGGTACTCCTAAATCTAAGAAGCAGGTAGCATCTGATCGTAATAAACAGGCTTTTGATCGCCTAAAGAAAACTGGCAGTAAAGATGCCGCAGTTGATTATTTATTACAAAGGAACAGCTAACAATGGCTACACATACTACTACGACTGCTGTCGGTGAGCGCGAAGACCTCTCCGATGTCATTACCCGAATTGACCCAGATGAAACCCCCATTTTTTCTGCTCTAAAAAAAGAGACAGGAAATGGTGTTTTCGTTGAATGGCAAGTACAAGAACTTGCTGCTGCGGTCGCAACTAACTACCAAAACGAAGGTGCAGACGCTACTTATGACACGCCTACTGCAACGACTCGTCTTGGCAACTATATGCAAATTTCGCAAAAAGATGCGGCTGTATCTGGCACGTTGGATGCCGTTGATAAAGCTGGTCGTGACCGCGAAACTGCATACCAAAAAGTGCTGAAAGGTCTTGAGCTTCGCCGTGACATTGAGAAATCATTGAACAGCGACACTGCACGTTCCGGTTCAGACCCACGCAAGTCTGGCTCTCTTTCAAGCTGGATCACCAACGTAAGCGTTGGCTCATCTGGTGCGGCTCCTACGGGCGATGGTACAGACCTGCCTACTAACGGCACTGATCGCACGATGACGCTTGCTATGATCGACGCTGCAATGCAAGCTGCTTACGAAGATGGTGGTCAACCAAATATGCTGGTTGTCTCTCCTGCTAAGAAAGTTGCTTTCAGCGACCTGAACAGTGGCTCAGTTGCTACAAACCAAATCAACTACACAGCTCCACGCGAAGCTGCTATCGTTGGTTCGGTTTCTCTGTACCTCAGCGACTTTGGTCAGCTTGACGTTGTTATCGACCGCTTTGCTTCTAGCGATCGCGTATTCCTGCTTGACAGTGACTATGCTTCGATCTGCACATTGCCTGGTCGTAACTTCGCAGTACAAGAGCTTGCTAAAACTGGTGATGCGGAGAAATTCCAAATCATCACTGAGTGGACTCTTAAAGTTTCTGCTCCTAAAGCACATGGTGCTGTTTACGACTTGTCGTAATTTAACTGGGATGGGGGTGGCGTTGAAACCACCCCCTGACCTTTTTGTGAGGGAGATATGAAGAAATTAGTCCATAAAGACGCTGTTACTGGCAAAGAGACTTGGTGTCACTTTCAGGATGATGGCGGTTTTATCTTTGAAACAACTCAAAATATTGATGGTCTTTTGAAGGAGAACAAAAGACAGGCAAGTGACTACAGAGCTGGTAGCCTTATAGGAAATACTCAAAACCATCATCAAAAGGTTGCCGATATTCCTGCTGCGTTGTATCATGAGCTTGTTGAAAAACTTGGTAGGCCAAGGGATAATCCCCAGGCTTGGAAGCGTTGGTTAAACGATTATGATAATCGTTTCTTTAGAACAGGTGGCGGTAACGTATAATGGCTATTGGCACATATTCAGAACTAAAAACGGCTATTGCAAATTTTCTTGCAAGGTCTGACTTAACGGATCGTATTCCTGAATTTATTGCTCTTGCGGAAGGTCGCATGAGCAGAAACCTTGAGACTCGTGGTCAAGAAAAAAGAGCTACGGCAACATTAACATCTGGAGATGCTTTTGTTTCTTTGCCGACAGACTTGCGCTCTATTCGTCTTGTTAAGCTCAATACATCACCAACAGAGGTGCTTGAGTATTATACTCCTGTAGAACTGGATGATACGTTCTCAACTGGAGCTACTGGCAAGCCGCGCGGTTACACAATTATTGGCACTGAGATCAAGTTTGCACCAACTCCTGATAGTGGTTATACGGCTGAGATTGTTTATACAGAGGGTGTCCCTGATCTGTCTGATAGCAATACTAGCAACACGATCTTAACACGCCACCCTGACGCATATTTATATGGTGCTTTGGCCTCTGCCAGCGTTTATCTCATGGATGATGCAAAAACAACTTTATATGAGCAGCTCTTTACTAGAGCCATTGATGAGATTAAGAAAGAAGAAGAGCGTGGTAAATACGCTGGTAGTGGCCTCTTTATGAAATCTGACTACGGAGAATTAACATGAGCGCAATGAGCGATTATCTGGAAAATAAATTTCTGGATCATTTTCTTGGAACTACATCGACATCTGCGCCTGCCGCTGTTTATGTGAGCTTGCATACAGCAGATCCTACTGATGCTGGAACTGGTGCAGAGATTAGTGGCAATGGTTATGCGCGGCAGTCTATGGCTTTTAGTGCTGCATCTAGCGGCACTGCAAGCAATAGTGGTTCTGTTGAGTTTCCTGCCGCCTCTGGTGGTAACTGGGGGACGATTACTCATATTGGTATCTGGGACGCTTCTACTGCTGGCAACCTCCTGTTTCATGCGGCTTTGACTGCAAGCAAAGTAATCAACGAAGGCGACATCTTTAAGATTGCCGCTTCGGGTGTTGATATTACGGCAGCCTAGTCATGGCTGAAATCGTAGGGCCAACTCTTGAGGAGCTTGATAACTGGGGTGATTTAGATTCCCTGCCCTACAGCCTTGATGACGCTATATGGCTAACAGCGGCCCTTCGTGAGGGTGAGTCCACTCCATCTGCAAGTGCCTCAGCTACAGCCACAGGATTTGGCATATTTGATGGTCAATCCTCTCTTTCTTCTTCTGCTACAGCCACATCGGAAGGTATCCGTATTCGTCTGTTTGAGGCGACTATTGCTACGTCTGCAAGTACAGTTGCGGAAGCTATCCGTATTCAATTTGGAGCATCACTTATTGTAGGCCCAGCAACTATGACAGCAGAGGGCGGTTTACTTGCTCTTGGCTCTGCAAGCATAGATGTTACGGCTCTTATGAGCTGTTCTGCTACCTATGAGGCATTGGCTTATTCTACTCTGCAAGCGGCTGTTACGATTACAGTTGAGGCAGAGAAGCTAGGTGAATTGTGGTCTACCATTTCAGAAGAAAATGAAGTATGGTCTGAGATAGCAGATGAGGGGGAAACATGGACAGAAATATCTGCTGGTGGTGAGACATGGACACCTGTTTCTGCTGGAGCGGAGACATGGACTAATATCAGTGCTGGCAATGAAACATGGAGTAACCAATGATACAGTTTGGTCAATTTTTACCAGATCAGTCGGCTTTTGGTAATGTTGGTGTGACAGTTGCTAATAATGTGATCCCAGCGGCTATTGGTTACGAAAGTATGCAAGATATATCTCCAATTAGCAGTGCAGCTGACAGTGCTATTGTTGGTATGATTGCTGCGGCTGATGATGATGGCAACGTAGCTTTATATGCGGCTGATCGCGGAAAAATATACAAGTATAATACAACAAATGGCGATCTTGATAACTTTAGCAAGACTGGCAATTATAGCACAGATCCAAATGATCGTTGGCGTTTCGTTCAGTTTGGTCAAGATGTAATTGGCACTAACTTTGCTGATCCCATTCAATATACCCAAGCGGCTAGTGGATCT